GCAGACCGAATCCACTCCCGCTGGGGCGTAACCTGGCGTCAACCGGCTCACGAAATCATCAGTACATACGGGGAGTATAGGGAAGTTCGCGGCGTGGTTGGTTTTCAAATTTTACACAAAGCTGACCCCACAAAGTCCCGCTCCCAGTACCTGGGAATGTTAAAAATGGCCGTAGACGAGCAGCCATATAGCGATAGAAACGCCTACTACTACGCTAGAGAGCTCTTTTATTATGGCAGGTATGAAGAGGCGACCCAGGAGTTTAAACGTCACCTAGGGCTTCCTACGGCCGTCTGGGCCCCCGAGAGAGCCTCTTCTATGAGGCATATCGGCAAAATGAACCCGTCAGAAGCTATAGAATGGTTCACTAAGGCAGCCCAGGAGTCCCCCGGACGTAGGGAGCCATTTATGGACATGGCTAAGCACCACTACAACGCTCAGGACTGGGAAAATTGTTATAAATCTTCCATGGAAGCACTTCGCATTACTGAGAAGAAGCTTGACTACATGTGTGAAGAGGATTCGTGGTCAGAACTGCCATACGATTATGCTGCTTTGTCGGCTTACCACCTAGGTCGACCTGAAGAAGCCCTAGTTCTCAACAAAAAGGCTATAAAAATCAATCCAAATGATGAAAGACTTAAGAAGAACTCTGAGTGGTATCGTCTTGCGATTTCTGAGAAGGCTTAGCGGCATTCTTTTTCTTTAAAGCACGCTTTTTTGCTTGTTCTTTCTCAGCGCGGACCATTCGTTCGGCCCTCTGAGCGTGGTAAGCATCGACAGCATTAGCACTAGTACGACTTTGCCACTCAAAAGCGCACTCAGTGCACTCAACTACACGCATAGTGGCCCAACGGCCGCCATTTGGGCGCTTTACGGTCTTAGTGACTAGGTCTAAGGTGTTTGCATTGCATCCCGGGCACTTAGGAAAACGCTTTCTACGCATCTCCTGCCCTTCCCAGTTGACAGATAGGGTGCGTTTAATGGTTCGTTCGTCCATTCCTCCCCAAATACCGTGAAGTTTTTTACCCTCTAGTGCTTCCTTAGCGCACTCCCTGCGGACAGGACACTGCGAGCACATAAGTTTTGCTTGGAACTTATCATTGTTCTTATTAGAGAAAAATAAATTAATTTTATCTCTATTTGAGACCTTAGCGCACTCGGCGTCTTCATCCCAGTATTCGCGATAGTCGTTCAAAATAGATAAACCTCGACAAAAGTAGTTGGAGTAGCTTTATCTACAGTGTCGTGGTATTCGGTAAGACCTGATTTGTCACAGATGGTTAACTCATTGTCTCCGTCTACATATCCGCAATATCCAGTGCTAACTACACCGGTATCTATGGCTCTAAAACCTTCAGACAAACTATCAACCAGCCCATAGCGTTGAATGCCTGAGGCTAGGGCTCGTTTTACTAGCTCAATGTCGACATCAATATGGTCTTCGGTATAAAAGATTGTAGAGTCATCCCCAAGAGCGTGAGAAAACCCCTCGCCCTCCCAGATAAACCAAAGGGACTCGCCTTTTCTAGAATCTTTCATATAAAGATTGTAGCGCGACGAGTCCCGTATCAGGCGTGCATCACCTGAGTTTACAAATTAGAGATTTACAATGTTTCTTTTTACAGTTCCGTAAACGGTCACTAAAACCCCATCCTCGACAGAGTATTTGACTTTGAATTCTAGGTCTACCAAGTCAGATATCTGTTCACGGGGAAGCTCTAGATAGTCGGCAACCATAGTCTCTGCTAGTACTTTTGCTAAACTAGCAGTTTTTGCCGGAAATTCTAGCTCAAAAGATGTTCTAGTCATTACTTGATTCTTTTCTCTAGCTTGTAAGGCGAGTAGTGGACACCATCTAGTTCAGGAGACTTACCGTCAGTCGACTTAAAGATGACATCTCCATAACGGATAGCAGCCACCTTACCTCGACGCCCGTTGTGGATAGTTCCAGCCTGGTCAGTGAATGCGTCGCTCAAGACGCGGACTTCATCGCCAACAGTGATTTGACCCGGCTGAGCAGGCACCCAAACTTCGTCAACCTTAACTGGCGAAGACAAAGCATGATTAAGTGCTAGTTTGCTAAATACTTCGATTGCTTCCTTAGATAGGTTTTCAGAGAGCTTTGTCTCTTCTTCCCAGGCAGCGAGCAATCTTAGTACAGCCTTACCGGAGCCAACTTTAACCTTGGCTTCTTCCATTTGCTGTCTTACCCATTCGTAATTTACTTCTGGCATTTATTTCTCCTTAGCCCTATTGAGTAGGTTATTTATAATCTCGAGAGTTTCTTCTTTTGTAGGAACCGACTCGAGATAGGTTCTTCGTTGCTCGGTAGCGAGCAGATACCTGTCTGCTACCGACATCTCTTCTATAGCTGCTGGCAGGTTGTTCCAGCAGTCTCCCAGCGCCATAGTCTCGCGCCAGTCACTCGCGATTGGGGTAAGGCTAGCTAGGGCTTGAACAATAGCATAAGACCACCAGGTACCACCTTGACGTCTTTGAGGAGCAACAAGAAGTCCTGTGGAGTTGACTAAACTCACTAGCGCGTCGTAGTCAGTCTTAGCTTTACTTTCTTTGAGCAGCTCAATCGGGTGATGGACCAGTTGAGAAACCATTTCATTCCACTGACCTGACTTAGAATCAATGAGCCACTTCTGCTCACGCGTGTCAAACTTGTCAGGCGCTGATGCCTCGGACAGCAGCTCCGAGTCGTAGCTGATTCCTATGGCTACGTCTCTGGCTCCAACAGGAAAATTACTGTTTTCGTCGTCAGACTTCCAAGGAAGCGACGGGTGTAGGGTTATCGGCCAAACTTCATTAGACAGAAGCGTGCAAGCTCTGATTAGCCTATCCAAACCCTCAGGGGCGCTGGCTAATGAAAACTCGGCCCGCTTTGAGTAGAAACTTTTTACTAAAGCCTTTGGGTTAGCGAGAACTGATTTTAGGCTTGGCTGGATAAGCCATTGCTGAGGAGAGTCAATAACTAGGTGTAACTTGCTAGAACCCCATAGCGACTCAATAACGCCAAGAGCACCGTAGGCTCGATTGGCGCTGATACTGGTTGGCGGAGTAATGCCAACAAAAACTGCGTCATACTTCTTTAGGTCATTGGCAGACCAAGACATACTCGAACTGGTCCAAGTCACCGAGTGACCAAGTTCGGTAAAAATTTTATTAAGCACGCCAAAAAAACCGAAGTTCTTTTCGTGAACCTTTGGTGACGTGTGGGCCGAGGACATCCCTGTTAGAAGTATTTCCATGATTCCTTACTAATAGATAAGGGGACACTACCGGAGTAGTGCCCCCTCACCGTTTAGTTTGTTAGAACGGAGCGTCTTCCGAGCTCACAGGTGCTGCCGGAGCAGGTGCTGGAGCCGGAGCTGGCGCTGGTGCTGGCGCAGGTGCTGCTGCGGTTACTGGTGGAGATGCAACAGCCTCGCCAGCGGCAGGAAGAACGTAGTACATCTTGATTTCGTTCTTCTTCTGGCCCTGCCAGGTACGTGAACCAACCTGACCGCGGAAGGTGCGGTTTAGTAGTGCCTGCTCAATCTGAGCGTTGGTTGGGTTCTGGTCGAAGTAAGCGCGGTTTAGACCTAGAGCAGCCATCTTCTTGAAAAACATTCCAAGTGCTGCTGATGAGTCTGGAGAAACAACTAGGTTGTCCCAGACCAAACGCTTTGCGTGTGGACCAGCCTGTACCTCGCTCTTAATCGAGAACATGGTCTTGCCTGACTGCGAAACCTTTGCAGTAGCTTCTAGGACCTTTAGGTCGTAGTCACCATCTGGTAGTGCTTCGTAGCTGTTAGTCTCGCCAGCTTCTTTGACGAGGTCGCTCCAATTGACTGAGCTCATGGGCCTTAGCCTGCTTTCTTTGTTGTAGTTTTGGTCTTCTCACCGAAGACCATATCGAGCATACGTTCGATGCCCAAGTTTTCCTGCTCGACAACCTTGCCGAGTCGGCCTTGTACGCGCTCTCCTGCTTCATAGTCAGGAGTTCGCTCCACATACATACGACGAACCTTGTATGGAGCCTGCATTGGGTCAGGGTTTGGAACCTGCTCCACTGTGATTGCTCCCAGAATGTCGTAGAAATATGGTGCTTGAACTGCTAGCTGACCCTGTAGGTAAGGACGGTATACGCCATCCTGACCCTTACGAGCCATAGCAGTCAATACTACAGCCTCGAGAGGCTGAGTTGGGTGCATTGTTAGGTCACGAAGGTCACGAAGTAGTGCACCCATGTGGCGAAGTAGCTCGCCCCACTGTTGCATCTTCATCTGTTCGGTTCCTGCAATGTTGTCCATGCACTTAACCTGCAACTCAGAGATTGAGTCAATGATTAGGGACTTGAACTGGTGCTTGCCGCTCTGAAGCCATTGGAATGTCTTCATTACAACATCGTAGTCGCGAACCTGGACAACAACTGTGTCCCACGTGCCATCTGCAACAGGTGGCTCTTCGCGAATCGGGTCCCAATACTTTACGTTGATTGGGAGGAAACGGTGTCCACCCTCAACATCTAGCATTAGGCGTGGGTATGGTGCCGTAACTGCAAAGGTTGACTTACCAACCTTAGACTCGCCATAAACCATAATTGTTAAACTGCGGTCAACATTCGACATGTCTACTCACTTCCTTTCTTTTCTTGGGTACTGTTATAGTAATCGTACGGGTTACCAACCGCGAACGAATCTTCAATTGCTGCCTCTGCAGCACTACCGTCATCCACTAGTGGACAAACGGAGAAGAATTGACACTTCCACTTGCAGTCACGCGAAGGGCGTGGGTATGCAACTAGCTGGTGATTAGCACCCTCGTCGAGTGCCTTACGAACATTGAGCATGTCTCCGATTGAGCCCTGAAGACGCTGCCAAAAGTTACGGAGAGCGTAGATGTTGTGGCGCACTTCAATCTGCTGGTAGAACGGTGGCTTAGCTGCAGCCGAACGCTTTACCTTTTTAAGCATGGTAAAGATACCACCATCAGAACGCTCGCCATCTTTGTTCTGAGCAGCCTCCAGAGTCATGTAGGTAAGAATCTGCTCGTTCATGTGAGCGGTAGAACCGAACTCAGTAAACGAACCACCAACAGTTTTAAAGTCACGGAACATACGAGCGCCATCAGACTTACGACGAACGCGCATGTCTAGCTTGCCTTGAAGTTCGACCTTGCCGTCAAACATAGGCATAGAGATAATCTCTTCGTTCGAGATACGCTCTAGCTCAACATCGATGCCCTCGTCCTCTACCCATTCTAGATAGCCAGCAAGCATGATGTGGCCTAGCTCTGCCTCAGCTTCGAGGTCGGTAGTGTCGCGGTAGTCGTCCATAAGAATCTTGCGGTCAGTCAAGACTAGCTCAGAGTGAATCTCAAGCAGGTCTAGAGTCATGTCCGAAGAGTAGTACTGGTCCATTGCTTCGTGGATACGAGAACCTAGCGCAAGCGCACCAGTAAAATCCTTCTGCTTTGGCTGCAGACGACGGTAGTAGCTAAACCACCACTTGCGTCGGCAGTCTTTAAATGTCTGAATTTCTGAGTTAGAAATTCTTAGGGGAGCATCTGTCA